CACTGTTTATGACGTTTTTGCCCAGAAATTACAGGAATTTAGAGCGGTCATAATAGCATGGAAAGAGGGCGAAAATACCCATCAGGCTCGTATAACAGCGGTCAAACCCGCCTTTTCTGAGCATCGCATACGTCTCATAGTGGACAAGACCCAGGATTTGCCTCATACTGTATCGGTCAAGACCAAACCAGGCTTGCCGCACATAGAATTCTTATGTAGTCCATCAGGATATAACAACAACATGGCTAAAACCCAGATTCATGAGCAATTAGAGAAACATCATGCGCGCCTTGCTCGGTTAACGGCCCAGGGCTTGCCAATCCCAAGCGAATACTGGTTATACCTCGAGCAGACGCTGAAACTTGCCAAGCACATTGACGAATATGGCCAACCGGATGTCCCGCTAGAGATATGGACATTGCATGGCGCCGAGGACGAGTTATGTTTGCAATGGGATGGCACAATATGGGAAGTTGGGACGGGCCCTCAACCAGTGGATGCAACCCATCCTAATTGCAAGTGTACCAGAGACCCCGTTGAACTTGGCTTTTGAATAGGCCATCTATTATACATCAAAGACTAAGGGTTATGCATGTCAAAAGCCCAGGCTATGATGAATCGTACTAATGTAAAGCATCATCCCCAATGGACCAATGAGGGATCAGATGCGGCCTCATACGGGCTTAGGACTCTTGCGGCTAATGTGGGATGGATAGTGCCGCTGCAAAAGAGTTCATTGACTCATGGCAATGAGCCAGAATATCAGGATAACCTATTTGCGGGCAAACTGGATAACCAGGGCAAGTTTAAGATATGGAATAACGAGACCGTCACGCTCAAGGGGCGTCTATTGAATACATCCGACTCGCTAGAACTGTTTGACTGGGCAAGCGCCACATCCGGCGAGGGCAAACAGGGGCCGGCAAGTTCCAGGACATGGATACAATCCTACATCGACAGTGACAATGTCGAGACATGGGAAGTATTCAAGGGATGCAAACCGCTTGACTGTAAATTAATGATTACAAAAGAGGACGGCGCCATGATTGAACTGATAATGAACGCCCAGTATGCATATGAGGCGCCCAAACCGACAAATTCAACCGAGGCGGCGGCCCTTGGATTTGCGGCCGTCCCAACTGGAATCAAGACCGTTGAGAATAGGGCCCGCCCGATACGATTCCAGGATGTGGGCGATCTCTTGTATAAGCCGATTGTCAAATCAGCATCAGCGGGGCCAACCATCGAGTATACAAACATCCCATACCGCTCGTTTACCGCTGGCGTGACATGGGGCCTCAGGCGCCAGGACAGCAATGGCTCTGATCGTGATCTCTTTGTTGATTATGCATCCCGTACTTGCTCTGGGTCTGGCGATCTATTCAAGGCGGGGCGAGACCTTAATGAGGACGCCAAGACGGATAACTTGCATGTTGCAATCTTGCAGATTGAAAAGGCAACATCAACCAAGAAAGACGTACACGCTTTCAAAAAGTTTGGTACTGGAAACGAGTTGCATATAATCGCAAGGGTCCCAGGCGCATTAGGCGAGAATCTTACCGTTACCATGCTGGCAGCATCAGGCACGGCAAGCAAGGCAACCCTCGAGGGCAATGACCTTACAATAACGCCCAAGTCTAGCGGCGATACGCTTGCAAATCTGGCGGCCCTGATCAATGATGACCCAGTCATAAATCAGAAATTCATGGCCGGTACAAAAGGGACGGATTCCACATCTTTCTCGACGGCCTCGGCCAAGGCAAACCTCGATAACGGCGTTGACAAGGTCAGGAAACTTATCTTTGAGAACTTTAAGTGGGACCCGAGCGCCGAGACGCTCATAGAGCAGACCGAGGCAACCATTGAGAGCAAGAACTATACCGCTGACAGTCAGACGGCCATCGTAAAGAACTCTCAGATTACATAGATTAAATAGCAAGTGTGCCGCATGGCATGCATGTCAACTACTGAGAAAGATGGCATCGGGATTAATTACGAGGTTCCGGTCCCTTATGCATACTGCGGGGATCACAAATGGCAACTGAAAAGGACGGCCAATACAAAGTCCGTCTTAGACAAGATACTAGAGGCCGTTGACGAGTACGATATAGCGTTTGCAAAGTTCACAAAAGGCAACATGCGAGAGCGCCAGCGCTTGCAGGTCTATGAAAAGGCAACCAAGGAAATCTTAGAGGCGGCCCTGGATAAGTTCGTATACAAGAAAGAGGCCGATAATCCAGAAGTGGGCCCTGGGGCTCTGGGACGCTTGGCGGGCGAGGTCAAGGATTTTTTAGCCGCAGGGGGCGCGCTTGGCGTGCGGCATGCGCAAACACAATTAGATTCAATGAGAGAACACTTATCCAGTATTACCCCAGACTAGAGACCCTCTTACAAGTATACATGCTCTCAACGTACAATGTGGGCTCGGTCATAGAGATTCACAAAATCCTATTTAACTCAGAGCCGACAATACTAGACATGTATGATTACGCTGACATGGTAAGGGAACATAATGTTCGAGGTTAAACTGGATTTCACAAAAGTCAAGACGGAACTCAAGACGCTCAAGGCCCGCAAGGTTGAGAAAGAGATCAAGGATGCGGCCGCCGACAAGATGCTTAAACACATCCATAGCAAGGCGCCCAAGAAAACGGGCAAGTTCATATCATCTTTCAAGCGGCGCAATACCAAGACCGGCGTAAACCTCGAGACTAAATATGCTGATCTGTTTGAGTGGCTAGAGTTTACAGGGACCCAGGCGCATGTTATACGACCCGTCAAGGCTCAAGTGTTGCATTGGTTGGACCCTGATACCGGCGAGGACGTGTTTAGGATGAAGGTTAACCATCCAGGGTTTAAGCATAAACCATTTGCGCGCCCTGGGCTTGCAAAAACGACCCCGTCAGCAACGGATCACGTCCTTAAAGCCATCAAGCGGGATCATAAGTGGATGCACTAAACTCTTTTACGTATGACGAGTCATAACCAGTTATGGCAATATTCAGCACAACCAATTACAGCGAGGCCCAGAGGCGCAACAACATCAGGGAACTAAGCGATACCTCAGTTAATGCGTTTGATGATGCCAAGATTGACCCCAAGATTGAAAATGCTGACAGTCTGACGGAGGCAATGTGGCCGGGCAACGCCGTCCCATCAGATGCGCATGGGCAGCGCATGTTTATCATTACATCCAACATCAACGCCGCAATACTGATCAGGGTTGGTATCGGCGGCGAGGAGAACGATGTTGCGATACGCAACCTGCAAAAGATGTGTAAGGATATTATCGCATCCGTCTCAGACCGTACGCCCGAGCAAAACGAGCAAAGTGCCGAGTTATACGGATCGCCAGAGGGGACATTTCTTTGAGTTCGCTTATTGGTTTGGATGGGGCAAACGAGGCTTGCGCCGATACGATACGTAAATTTCTACAAAGTCATGTATCCGAGCCAGATGTTATGTTTCTCTCAGAGGGCGGGATTAATCAGGGCGGCATGGTTGTTACCCCGACAGTTGCCGCATCCGCAACCCTCACGTCAACCGACGGCTCTAACCATATTACGTTAACATGGCGTGATCTTGGCACGGCGCGCAATGCATGGCATGTCCGCATAAGGGCCGGGTCAATGGGCGCCGTTGACATCCGGAACGGTCAAGAGCAAGTACGTATAACAATCCCCAACGGCTCGACTATGCAAGAACTGGATGACTTGCTTGCCGCATCGGATGACCTCAATGCTGTAATCATAGTATCGGCCATGCAAGGCGCCGGTAATCCGACTGAGACTATTGTTGACAACGGTGATACCATGTTTACAGGGGGCGCCGAGGACGTGGTTAACCGAGAGAAAGAGTTAACCAGTAATGACATGAAATACTTTGAGCGTGAGGCTAACGTTTTTGTCAAAGTGTATGACGGGGATCGGGAATCCCTCGAGAGCGCCAACGGGTTTGACTTTATGCGGCAATCCGTATACATCGACATATTTGGCAAGCATGCCCATGACCAGGATCGGCGCCAGATGTATGTCGTAAGGGATGCCATCGACAATGCGATAATCACGCATATGACCGGCCCCTATACCAAGTCTCATGAACCATCGGATTCGGGCATACTCGGATTTGAGAATTATAGTATTGATTGGCAGCGCATCCCCGAGGACTTGGAAAGGGGCATCACATCCCAGTTATCGGGCGTACTCAACGTACACATCCAGAGATCAGTCGAATAGGCCATCTATTATATGGCAATAACCAAGGGTATCCATAATGCCAGTCCCAAAGTCCAAACAGAAACTTACCCATGTCTTTGAGTGGCCCAGGCTAAACGATTTGACCCTGGATGAGGCCCATGAGTATCATGTTGTAAAGGGCGTTTTGATGGTTGAGGGCGAGTTAAAATCCGGCGAGATGATGACAGCGGACAACGTGTTGCAAGGCGGGGGCGCCCTGAGGGCATCCGCTATGCTCGGGTTTGCGGATGTGGATGTTGACCATCATGAGCATGAATTGCCCGCCGAGTATGAAAAGAAATATGGCAAGGAAATTAACGATGTTTATCCGGTTGGGTTTGTCATAGATTGTGAGACCGTCAAGAACTCAGACGGCAAGTATGAGGTACAGGCGCTGATGGTAATTACCAATGATACCGTGTATGATTTGATTGACCAGGGCAAGGTCAAGGGCAATAGCGTTGTTGATTATTACAGGGACTTGAAATGCGAGGGCGATGGCGATACCGGAACTTGCGCATTTGAGGGCTCTAGTTTTATGATTAATACCCTGGTACTGGATGAGGTGCCTAACAGTGAGTCGACTTGGGTCGCGCCGATTGACGAGGACGACCTTGGGACCATAATTGTTGCTGCTGAAAATGCCAAGCATAAGCACAGCGCCTCAACCAAGAAACTAAACGCCTGGATTTCCCAAGTCAAGCAAAACAAAAAGACCAAGAAAAACAGGAAACCGCAAGCGGTCCAAACAGAGAGCGAGGACGGCAAGCAACTCAATGATTACATGGATGATGATAACTATTGGATTGACGGGCGTGATGGCATTGTTGCATATCTGATGGAAGTCAAGGGGCTAGACCAGACGACGGCCGAGCAAATGGCCGATTATCTGATCGAGCATCCGGACATCTTAAACCGTCATCAGTACGAGTATCTGTCCGGCGCTGATCTGTTTGCCTGGTGGTCCCATGCCAAACTTGAGACACTGGAAAAGAAATATGACAAACTGGAAAAGAGGCTAGAGTCCCAGATCAACAACATGCATATGCTCATGCATTCCAACCCCAAGATCAAGGCAAACGTCATGAAATGGAGCAAGATACGGGCAAACGCAAAAAAGAGGGCCGAGCAACTATGATCAAGAAAAATGCCGTACTGTTTGGCCCCGAGCAAGTGGACTATGGCGAGGCCCCCACTGGCGAGCAATGCACTAACTGTCGCTTTTTCTCAGCTGAGAGTTATGATGATCTAATGGGCCCCGGCCAATGTCAACTAGTCTATGGCGAGGTCATGGGCAACATGGGATGTAAGAAATTTGAGATTAATCCTAGCGCATCAGACCCCGAGGACCCAGTTGACGAACCGGACGAGGGCATGGACCCTGATAACCCAGATGAGCCCATGAACGATGATGAGAACGAGCATAGCAAACGTCAGCAACCGGCCCCAGTCCCAAACATCAGGGTACTTGCCAAAAATAGCAAGAAAAACAAGAGCAATAGCCGCAAGCATGCGGATGACCTCAAGATTGTCGAACTCAAGACCAAGATGGACATGCTCTGGAACCAGCATGAGTCCATATCGATACCGATGCATAGGGCGGGGTCTCAGAGGGCAATACTCCAGCGCCAGGCAATCCGAGGCGAACTCTATAACCTTCAGGTAACCTTACAAAACGACCACAACGTACAGTACGACCCGTCAAAGTAAGAAAAGGCCATCTATTATACATCAATAAACCAGTGTACATATGGCAACAAGTGCTTTCATAACGACTGCAAACGGTTGGGCTATTGGCGAATGCCGTGGTCCAATCAAAGAGACGATAGAAGGCGTAATAGGCGGCTCGGATAACCTCGTTGACGGTGATCTGTTAAAGATTACCGGCGTCGATGATACGAGCGGCATATTGACTTTTGAAAAAGCAACAGGCGCTAACGAAGTTCATGGCATGCTTATGCATGACCGTAAACCAGGCGAAGGATGCCAGGTACTCATCAAGGGTATTGCAAAACCAAACGCAACCCTTGCCGCTGATGGCGCGATCATCGCGGCCGGTGCCGGTATTGCCCTCAAGGCGGGCAAATTAGCAGCCCCGGCCTCGTCTGGGACGAGTCATTCATTTGGCACGGCCCTTAGCGCTGGCGCCGCAAATTCTGCGGACCATATGTTGATCTTTTTCAACACGTTAATCCCGAGAGGTGATGCAAAGTGACCACGCTGAAAGAGTATGCAAATAGGTTTGCCCCTGGCGAACTGACTACATACACAAAAGCGGATCATGAGCTGAAGCGCAAACTCTTGGTAACGCCCATACAGACGAACGAGAACTCATGGAAAAACGCCAAACATCGAGATGCAATAATGTCATCCAGATGGGGCGAGCATTTCCTGAAATTGCCCAGTATGCGCGGGCATGACATCTCGGTTGATAACCTGCCGGATGAGATCAATTTTACGACGGACATAGTTCCGCCGAGGACGCCCGAGTTAATCGGGCGGGAATTGATGCCCATCATGCCGGTAACCCAGCCAACAACAAAATTCCCAGTATTCAGTCGGGGACGGTCTAGCAAATCCGCAAGGGGTCAGCAAGATTACCGTTCCAGCGCTGGTAAGATGGAGTATAGGGTTGTTACCTTGCAAGATTCCTGGAATACCGCTGATACGGTTGATCAGGATTTCTTAGAGGACATACAGCCTGGCATCATCCAAGAATATTGGGGCGAACTAACTCGCGCTCATCGCGAACTAGTAAGCGAGAATTTTGTCGAGTATATCGTTGGCGGGAAAACAGCGGCCGAGTCAACCAAACGAGTAGGCACAGGAACGTTTACCGATGGCTCTGGCAACACGCAACCCAAGGGAATCGATGAAACAAGCGTCACGCTTGGTACTCTGGATGCTCTGATAGAAGGACTTACAAAAGCCCGTCAGAAATTCTGGCGTCCCGACACAATCCTGATGGATTGGGTACAGATGGGCGCGATGCTCAAGAACTCGAATTTCCAGAACGCCGACTATTTCAGGGAATATGCGAACTTTGATGAGGGTATGATCAACTCAGTGTTGAACATGAACATCATGGTAAGCGATCAGATTCCAACTGCATTGTCCGGCTATGTGTGGATGTTTGAGAAAAACCGCTATGCATGCGCCGCCATCCGTCGAGATGAGTTGATAACGAATCTCAGGGATGACGGGACACTGTCTCAAGGACTCTCTATATCGTCAAGATATGGATTCGCCCACAAGGACGGATCAGCAATCGTAAGATTATCCTAGTGTGCTAAACACACACACTTTTTTTTATTTTTTAGCAAGTTTCCTGAGTTTGTCCACTTGGTATGTGAGATCGGCAACTTGGGCCTCGAGGTCTGTTATACGAGTGTTGAGGTGCTCATACATGATGATGTTTGCGGGCGTTAGATCATCCCACTGTTTCAACTCATGCCCGTCTACTGTCGGGATGGCATGCACATAAGATATGTTGGCATAATTTGACAGATGGCGGGCATCTGGTATTATGTCCCAATGACCGACATGCCTTATCCCTATGCTGCCATTTCCCTGATCAAAGGTATAATTACCATACTCAATAGTCTTGTTTTCTGGATTCCATATCATGTAAAACGATTGCAACGATGACTCGTCATATCTAGTGTAAGGGCTATGCCCCCGCTCTGAAAAATTTAGATTGAAATCAAACGTATACGGTTCGCCTTGCCCCTCGGCATCCTGCCAGAGCGCCATGATCAAAATCAGAGAAAAAGCAACGCCGCAAATAGCAAGCCCAACCCTATAACCCATATCCATGACTCTAGCCCCCTCATACGAATATAAGAAGTATTACCCCTTTTACAAACGGTTTGATGGCGTTGCTCGCCCAACGGATTACCGGTAAGCGGGGCCCATCAAAACGTTTTAGTACATATGCGGCCCCCTCAATGTAATGACTTTTGAAGTACAAGCAATGCTTATGGCGGGCGCCGTGTTTGTTGCCTCTGGGATCGCATATTCCTTGTCCGGTTACAAGGCCAAGGTTTACAAGTATCTCAACAACGATCCGGATGTCAAGTTCGACATAACTCGTATAACAAAGAAAATAGGCTTAGGTATATTCCTGGGGCTTGCCGTCTTTGTTACCGAGGACTTGATCAATGGCGAACAAACCATTGCCATAACAGAGCCTGGCGTTTTTGTCAAGCAGGTCATATTCAACATGGGGGCGATTTACGCTTTCGACAAGTTGATGCTGGCAGGCCGGGGCGGAACTAAAACGACCGCTGTCGAGGCAAAAGATACTAGCCCGACGCAAGAGATGCCAACCGCTGAGGACTTTGAGCATCCCCTAGGGGATTTGCCAGATGTTGAGGGCGTATATACCAGCGAGACCAAACCGACAGGGGGCGTATAGCATGCCTTATCGGTTTATCATTGCTGACCGCAAGACCCACAACATACCGGACAAGACTTGGAAAGGCAATGAGATCGAACTAGTCGCTAGCCAACCAAACCCGCGAGTTGACCGCAAGGGTAAGGACTCGTTTATTTACAGGATTGGGCGCGACATCTATTACAACCACGATCTCAAACATAACTGGTTTATCCCAATGGCCAAAACCAAGGACGGGATGCGCAGATACTATGGCGTGTTTTGTGGCGAAAATCCAACGCCCCAGACAACCGAATGGTTGGCCAGAAACCATTACAATCTGGTCTAACCTCTTTTTTTATGAACTTAAATATGGCTAGCGCGTGGCTTGCGCATGGTTGTAAAAACTAGACGGGTCAAAACTAGGCAGGTCAAGACGGCCATCGGGACCGTCAAGACCATCAGCGAGAACCGCGAGCAAAACATCAAGGAGATCAACGGTATCATAACCGATGCCAGTCAGTGGCTCAGGGCATACCATAACCGTGAGTATCCAACGTCTCGGCGCCAGCAAAAGGCAATCTTAAAGCGCATCTCAAAGATCAGGATTTAGCCGCTTGCCTTTTCTCTTTCTTTTTATGCTCTGATATGTGGGATCGAGTGCGCATCATATACCCGCAATCTGGGCAATAGCGCCCGTATATTTCTCGAGACCAGCGCTTGCGACAAGTCCGGCAATACCTATGCTTGCTGTAATCTATTCTTGGCATCACACAATCACATCAATAGCGGTATTTGCCCGCCTTGCCTCTTGCATTGGCGCTCTTGCGAGGTCTTGGCCCGATGGCATGGCTTGCATAACAGTTGCAAGGTCTTTCTGAGTCTGTCACGGTCCTTGGAATAACGGGACCATAATTTATGATTGTCATTGATTCCATTTTCCCGATCCTTGCGCCCATCCCCCGGCCAGATGTGATCGATTTCCAAGTCCTCGGTTGCGCCGCATTTTGCGCACTTGCCCCCCAGAATATCCCTGAGCATCATGCGGGCATACTGGGCCCTTGCTCGAGACGGGGTTACATCCCCGCCATGACATACGCATTGGCACGGCCTATGATCTTTGTTTTTTCCCTTGAGTCGTATAACAGATGCACAATATCTATGCTCATATGCATAACATCTCGCTGATAACTTACGATCCAGCATTTGCCCTCATCTCTTTTACGGCCTTGGTTGCCTCGTCTTTTGCAACTACTCTGGCCAAGTCCATCGGTATGCCGGCCTTGATGCCCTTGCGGTATGCCCTCATGTAATAGCGGTAATAGATGCGGCGCCATAACTTGACATGCGGCTGCTGCACATATCTTGCGTCACTTGCCTTGCGATCCCTCATGATTATACATCTCATAGATTCGGTGATCGGTAAATGCGGTCCCGATGTGGATGCAATTATGGTCCTCACAAGTCACGCAGTATATGTATTTTGGAGAAACATTGACCTCGGCAACATGCCCCTCGGTATTGTCCCAGATGATGACCGACAATCTGTCCTTGAAAGGGATGATATTCATGACCGTCAACCTTGCATAATTCTGGTTTAGGATGCGCTCGCCCTCGGTTGAGATAAAATGCCTTGCCATGCTCGAGACAGACTTTATGTCCGTCGACCAGGGGCCGCCAATCTCTTGCTCATAGTGCTTGCATAGGCGCTCATAGAGGTCTAAACTGACAGAGACCGTCCTAAATCCGGTCTTAGGCATGGGTTGCCCCCCATAATGTGACGGCGCCGATTATAGTGATACAACAAGGGCGCCGCTTGCCAAACAGGGAAAAATACCTGAATAAGCAGCGTTTGGCAAGTGTGATGATGACGGCGCCGCGAATGTCTGACCGAGGGCGGCGCCGCTTGCCAGCAGTATGAAACCACGTGTAAAACTGACAAGTAGAAAGAGACCGGCGCCCATGAACAAAAGCGAACGAGGGCGCCGCTTGCCAAGCGAGCAAACCATCAGATACTGTAAAACACTTGGCAAGTATCATGTCGACGCTACTCATCATCATACGACTCGGGCGCCGCTTGCCAAGTGCATAGAATACATCAAGCAATGGGAACTTGGCAAGTGAAATAACGACGCGCCGACAATGACCCGTGGCCGAAACGCGCCGCTTGCCAAGAAAAATGTTGCAAAACTTGACAAGTGGAATATAGCCCCCAATCAACATGGCGGTTTTGTTTAGTCTGGAACCGTAACCAGTGTGCGATCCAATGCCAACTAGGGGCTTATGGCTTTTCATTTTCGATGCCCGCCACTGGCAACGCTTGCCGAGATGCCGATCATACCACTTGCTAAAATGCGGTTTGAGGCCCGCATGGCCCGCAAGAGTCGGCAAACTGACAAGTATCATACGGGTCATTACGCAAACCCCTCTAGCATTTTCTGTTTGTCCTCTGGGATGTCAATTCCAATTTGGACGCTCAAAGTATCAACATCAAGGATGCGCCACTTGCCGTCCTCGCCTGGATAATTAATCAGTCTTTCCCCGCGATAATTGAGCCATTTTACAATCTTGTCAAGGGTCTTTGAGTCTAGATGGATTACATCATAGTCCTCGCTGCCGCCATGCTCTAGTTCGACACGCATTATTTTTCTTTCCCCCTTTCCCAGCATGTCCGACATAAGTCATCGCATTGCTCTATTGCCTCTTGCTTGCAACTGCTGCAGGTTGGCACATACTTTGTACGATTTGGGTCATATTCACATTGCCAGCAAACCCCGCTTGCCCGCTCATGCTTGCCATCTAAGAGGGCCTTGCAAACCTTACAGTTGGTATGCGATGGCATGTAATCGAGCAGGCTCATTGTGTGGCCCCCTCTTGGTTATACTGCATGCCACAACGGGCGCAATGTGGGATTGATGTCCATCCATTGGGCGCGATCACGACGATGTGAGCCTTGCCCTTATAGCAACGGGGCCCAGAGATCATAAGAGGCATTATGCTTACACTCGTATAACACGGTATAAAAAGATATTGTTTAACTCATAAGAAAAAAGAATATTAAGACAAGAGGCCCATCTGAGGCATGAAGCAAGTGTGGATTAACGGCTATTACTGTCAAGAGTGCGGGCATGTCTGGTCCCAGCGCAACCCTGGCAAGATACCCAACCGCATCAGATGCATCAAATGCTCAAACGAGTCATGGAATCGGATCAAGATGTGTATGCGAGGGGGCTTTGAGTGTGACAAGTGCGGTACTCAGTGGGCGCCGTACTCGAGATTATCCCCCGAGAAAACGGGCCTTGTCAAGTGTTATGCGTGTAATAACGTGAGGGCTGCAAGACCAACGGATGCGAGGCATTCCAAGACGGCAACCAGGCTTAAAGAGATAAAGGCGGTCTCAGTTGGCCAGTAATCTGCGGCGCCAGCGCGGGTATGCATGGGAAAAGACCATCAAGGATCGCCTCAGGGACCGAGGTTGGTATGCATGGCGCCTGGGCGGCTCGACAACTGATATGCCCGACATCCTGGCAATCAAGCATAGTTCGCGTCTAGTCATGGCCATCGAGGCTAAGACTGGGCAAGGGCGCCATCTGTATGTCCCAGAGGATCAAGTGCTAAGATGCATGGATATGGCCCAGTCTTTCCAACCAACCTTTACAGGTTGCGTCATCCTTGCGTTTAGATTCCAGCGGATTACTGGCAAGCGCAAGCCAGTTGAATACTTTAGGCCGGTTGGGCCCCTTGCCCCTTACCGCATGACTGACATGGGCGATTTCACATACCGGAACCATGCGGGCAAGTGGTGCCTCATGCCGGCTCAGGTCTTGCCCCCAGACATGACCGCATTGCATGGTTAGTTTTTAATGATGTGGGCCATCACATAATTGGGCATAACGGGCCATTGCTGACACATTGACCAGACTCTATTATGCATGCCCCCTGAGGGTATCCCCCTCGGGTTATTAACTTTCAGGCACTTTCTTAGTGATAATGTAAAAAAAAAAACGATGACAAGGTACTTAAACCCTGATGCCCCGTTTACGTTGAGTGAGAGAGGGGCCTCATCTCTGGACGCTATTCACAACTCTCTTACTCTCTTATCTCTCTCAGCTTCTCAAGAAAAAAAATCTAATAACACTCATTTTTTTTTTACATTGTACCTAAGAACGGGCCCGAATCTTAATAACATCGGCCATTAGTATTATAAGGACAATTCGTGAGGGTTGATCGTGAATAGTTACCCAGAAGATCGGAGAGCGCGCCTTGCCGTTTTCCGAGAGTGGCTCAAGGGGCATCTAATTTTGAAAAAGGGCGCCAATGACCGTAATGATGTCGTTGCCTGGGGCGCCGCAATGTGTGATCTGTCGGTTCCATCGGCCCGCAATTACCTTGATATTGTTATACGAGCCAACCCTGAGTTATTCAAGTTAGTCAAGCGCCCCAAGCGCCCCGCTATGGTCGTATACCTTGCATATGCCCCCGTCAGCATCTCGGCCCAGATACATGATGCTGCCAAGCAATCCCTGGATGACCTTAGATAAGTTCTTAAGGCTAGCCTCGTTTACATATGTATGAAAGAGCGCCAGCATCTCAAGGACCGTCTGGATGGGAAAGAGCCAGACGATGACATGCAATCCAGGCGCAAGCAAGTCTCTGGCATGGTCAAGCGCAACATGGCCACGCATCAAAAGTGAAATCTTTTATGTACTTGTATCTAACCTCTCGTATTGAGTAATTTTATCGATAATCACTTTGGCGAGATTGTCACGCTAATTACCGTTGGTCTGGGCGCCCTGTTTGGTCTGGGCGCCATACTCTGGCGCAAACAGATCAAGACGGAACTAGCCCTTTCTGATATCGAATATCTAAAAAACCGGCCCGACATCAAGCAACTACGAGATGTCGTAAACGAGATAAAACAGGATGAGAAAGAGATGTTTGCCAAACTCGAGCAACTCATCAAGGAATCGGATCAGAAAGGCAATGCGGCCCATGATAAGATATGGGCCAAGGTTGCCCATCTGGAAACATCGTTCGAGCGCCGTACATCGGCATTAGAGGCCAAAATTGATATGATCCCTAAATCAAAAACGGATTAAAATGTACTATAAGACTGTCGTTACGCCAGAGCTGAGAGCCCACTATTTGAAAAAGGGCGCGGACCATCTAAGATGCATCTCAAACCTATGCAAATCCCCCGACTTGGCCATGGGGGATGTCATAGTTGCAAAGCGCGGTAACGGCGTATGGGCGCATCCCAGGCTATACCATCCAGAGTGCGCCCGAGCAAAGAAAATACCCTTTCAGTAATCTTTTAATACCGTATAAAACTTAGATATTACATGTCAGCAATCGTAATGGCCAGCAGATTCAAGTCATCCTGCAAGAATTGTGGGGCGCCTTATGCAATCGGTCAAAAAATTACGCTTGTCAATGAGACAAACAAGGTCTGGTGTCCCGTCAATGGCGGCAAGTGTCATAACTTGGCGCCCGTTGCTGAGACACCTCAACCACAAATCCAACCTCAGGCAGCGCCCCAGGCCCCGCCTCAGGCCCCGGCCCCACAACCCCAGGCATCCCCCGATCAAGCAATATGGGAACAATGCGAACAGGGGAAAGGGCTAGAACCAGAGATGGACAAGTATGTCAGAGCCGAGACTGAGAATATCCATAGGATAAACTGCACGGTCGCGGCCCAGTTGAAAAAGTTGGGCATGCTCAACTATAATCCGGCATATGTGGGTATGATTACCAAGTCAATCATTGATAAGTTAGACAAGAGAGGGGAATCACAATGAGTACCTCTCAAACCTCTTTTTCCACTTGTACGGGTTGCCATGAGAGACCGGCAACCAAGGTAATATCTTTCTCGGATGGCGCCATCCCCAAGACAGAAGTTTGCGACAGATGCCACGATGCGCATCATGCATGGCTCAGAGAGGGGGATCGATATGCCTAAGTCTTACGATTCCATGTTTAGGATCACGTTGACCAGATGCCCTCAATGCAACTCGTCAAAATTCAGATGGGATGTCCATTTCCATTTGATCTTTGTTTGCTGCGATTGCGGGCATGAGATCGGAACCATCGGGCCGGATACCAGCAAGGCAACAATGGTCCGAGGCTATGACCAGAGCGGGGGGTTGTTTGGACATTGAAATGGAAAGCCAGGATCGAGAGGGCCAAAAATGACGGCGGGTTTACTCATAAGGATATTGAAAAGGCCCAACAATGGGCTAGTTGCGCCGTTGGCGAGCGCCTGGGCCTTGACCCCAAGGCCAAAAATTATGATATCGATGCATGGCTGCATGAGCATCATAAGCCGCTTGTCAATAACGGGTCATTATTCTTTATTGCGGTCAAGCATGGCGGCCATGAGGGGGCAAAAATAATGTACGATAACATCGAGGCATATTGCAAGGGCCGCAAGATCAAAGTACCGGCAGAATTTCTCAAGGGGGCTAAGGAATAATGCCAAAATGTGCTAATTGTGAAAAGCGCTTGTATTATGAGCGTGAGGTAAATTTGGTATTTGATTATGTTTATTGTGGTAATTGTTATCTGACCGCACAAACAATTCTGCATCGATGGAATGAGCATGAGTTCACACTAAATTATCATGAGGAGGTTGTATTAACTCCAAAGGGGGTTAAACAATAATGGTTGATGAAAAACCATGCATTGCATGCGGGGAACTGTTTCAGGATATCGGCGGACCATGTCATAATTGCACTGTCATTTGGTCCAAAGTCGATGAGTTGGGCGTTCCAGTGGGTAAGATGCGCCGTGTAATAGATGCATGTGTGCGAGAGGGCATGACGCTTAACGATACTAAGAAACTATTCAGTAAAGCCATACAAGAGAAACGAGACACGTGGGAAAAATACCCAGAGTTCAAGCCCGAGTCTGAAAAACGGATCAGGATGTGCGAGTGCGGTCATACAGAAAATAATCACGCTGAAAGCGCATGCATCGAATGCCCCTTTTGCGGCGATACATACGCTCAGCATACTGTCAATGATTGTGAAAGGCCGCAAATGTGTATGTGCCTAGAGTTTAGAGAGGTTAAAGAATGATGAACTTGACAGCCTGGGCCGCGGTAATCGAACTGTCAATTTATTGTGCCGGTATAATTGGCTCTGGCTATGTGATATTAGAGCGGGGGTTGATATGATGACATGCGCCAATTGCCCGCACACTCAGTATGCTCATGAGCATTGGATTGGCGATGGTTGGGTTTTGACATCCTGCAGCATATGCAAATGCAAGCACTATGAATACAAAGAGGGATCGCCTTGGCCATAATGTGTAAGAATTGCCCGCATGAGTTCGATCATCATTTTAGTGATAAATACGCGTATCATTTCAGATGCCGTCCATGCAAAAAATGCGATTGCGGTAATTATGTGGGGGCGTCAGAATAATGGGATGTCGGAACTTGTGCGAATTTTTCATCTTTATTGACTCGAGCCCAACGCCCCAACCGGGGTTTAGGCGTTGCAAGACTTGCCGGATATACCTCGAGTACTCGAGCGGTAATTGCCCATGCTGCCAGACGACCAAACTGGGGGGCGAGTGCAAATAATGACCGTTTGCGATGTGGATATCAGGCCCAATTACCAGGGGATTGTCGGTATCAAGGACCGGTTCGAGTGCGTCATATGTGGCAAGGATGTTGACCATGTCTATTATTGCCCATGCTCTGAATCATGCTGCATAAGGTTGTGCATACATTGCCGAGACAAACGGTATCATATGCATAGCATGCTTGCCCATTACATGATTCAGACAAGGGACAAGCGCGAGGTAATCAAGCATAAGGAAAGGCCAAAATGCAATAATTGCGGTTGTGATCTTGATGCCCATGATGGGCAATGGGATTATTCGGGATGTTTTGGTCCATGCGGGGGCAAATGCGATGCCAGCGCCTGGCAAATACTCAAGCAAATCGAGGAGTCGAAAAAGTAATGTCATGTAATGGGAAATGCATACGGATGGAAACGCGCCCATCGCATAAGCCCAAGGATGGTTTTAAGATGTGTCGCAAATGCGGCAAGCGCATCAAGTGGGTTGGCCTCTATTGCCCGTGTTGCAATCTCAAGATGTCCGTGAGGCTCAGGGCCAAGAAATCCAGGGATCGATATCTGGCGGGGGTCAAGCGATATTGAGTATGAGAGACAAGGCCCCAGGCGAGATATGCGAGGGATGCGCCAAACCTTATGGCGAGGTCTGTTATTACATCCCGTATAACTCAAAACTTGACGAGCCTGGGGATGCCATCTTTACATTATGCGAGAATTGCGAGGACGCCGTTATCCACTATATCCAGAATAGGGCGCAATTGGCAACTTTTGAATGCCCAGTTTGTCATTGCCAATTACAGCATCATTTTGGCTCTGGGCTTTACGATCTGGAATGCAATAATTGCGAGACGGTATGCATGGGGGGCGATAAGAAATGAGGGACTTGGCCATGTCTAACCTTGTCGGGCTCAAGATGTGTATTACCTGCCAGCAACGCCGAGTACCAGACATCCCCCAGCGCAATTTATGCCGAGTATGCATCAAGGAGTTGGCCAAATGATGCAAGTCGTAACTGTCCGGCATAAGCCATGCCGCTCGCATGACATCGAGATTGATCAGGTCTCTGCACTGTTTTATTGCATGTCTTGCGAGACACATTTTACTCGGGACGGCCCAGATGTTGATTACTCGTATAACATGTCCGATACCACTGGCGAGACCAACAAATATCTAAGAGAGCCCAAGAAAAGGAATTGCGCCAATTGCAACCATCCCAGGGGTTGCCATGAGGACGGGCTTGGATGTACGGTCAGAATACGCAAGGCTAACCTCAATCACAATTATGTTGAGTTAAACAAGTATAGTACGCAAGTGGTCTGTATGTGTGACAAGTTTGAGGGGGCTAAGGAATAATGCCAAATCTCACTTATTGCAACTATTGCCCGCATGTCTTGGTCAATCATTATGTGTATGCCCGCGAGGCAAGAGAGCGCCAGACATACAAGGTCATGCATTGCCGTAAATGCCAGTGTGAGGTCCAAGTGGCACTAAGAGAGGGCGATGAGTAATGCATGGAATATGCAAGTGCGGCCATGAGCAAGAATGGCATGACATCGATGACAGTGTGATCCCTCATGTATACCGGCGCTGTCTCATTGTTATCAAATCCCAATATTCTGATGACGTTCATGAGCATATGTGTTTCTGCGATAAATACATCGAGTCAACTGACTTGCCATGCGCCACTTGCGGCCATGTAAAAAGCGATCATGTATGGGTTGACTGTTATGGCGAGAAAACTGAGATGTGTGAACTGGGCTCTTGCGCTTGCATGTCATACAAGGGGGCGGCGGAATAATGCCCAAGGGACATGCATGCGGTAACGTCCCGTATGCGTTTGTGGGCACAGAACATGGGGCAGGATTATTCCAATGCACAAAATGTGGCGGTATTGTCACAATATATGACACAAAAAAACACAGAATCATCACAGCCGATAAGGGGGAATCAGAATAATGTCGGACAACTTTTTGTGCGACTGGTGCGGCGCCTCTTGCATGGACTTTAACACGGTCAAGTATTTTGATTATCAGATATGCTACAAATGCAACAAGGATGAGCAAGTGCGGGACGATATCATGGTACTGGAACTAGGGTATCTACTGAAAGACACTTACCGGTATTTGGAGATGTGTAAAAATGCCTAAGTGCATGCAATGTAAGCGATACTGTCGCAAGATGTATCTCTTGGGTTGCGATACCGATGGTATCCTGGTATGCAATACATGCGCCCTCTCGGATGAGCGCCGGACCAAATGCAAGGGTTGCTATAAGCCGATCCATGGCCGCGTTTATCTCGTATATTACGATGGCATGAATCCAGAGGCCCATCATAAGGCGTGTTATCTGTCGGCCATCCAAGTCGACAGTGATACCATCGACGAGTATAGAGAGGTTGACATGGTATAATGAAACGATGCCTAGACTGCGGGTATCATACCCACTCATATGTAGACGGCGTCCCAGTATGCGACCATTGCGGCAAGGGCGGCAAACTCAAGGGCCAAAACAAGTCCAGGAAATGCGTTGACAGTCTACATAATGGATGCAGCGGCAAATGTCGGTTATACGCCAAGGGCCTGAGCGTCAAGGAAATACTGGCGAACTATAACAAGGTCCCGTTTACCTTGGTCCAATGCGATTGCGCATGTCATAGGGGTTGGAAATGATGATCGACTTTAACTTGGCAACCGCTGGCTTTTGTTTGTCCGCAATTGTCATCTGGTCATCTGTTATTTTTGTGGATGAGGCCCAGCTGAGAACCCCGCGAGCGTATGCATGCGCCATTATGTTTGTGGCCGGCATATTCTTGGCCTTGGTCTTTGCTCTTTTCATGTTTGGCGAGGTGATTGGATATGTCGATTGATTACTCAAAAAAGGCCCGGATTGATAATGTCGCGTGGTGCGTCATGAATCATCTTTGTCCGGATTGCGGGACGCGTGGATGGGATGGGATATGCTGCAAGGCATGCCATCACGGGGCCCATCTATGTTGTGATGAGTATCTCAAGGAATCACTGGCAAGGGGGTCAAAACAATAATGCAACGCCAATGTAAGAACGTATGCAAAACAAAGTATGGCGCAAGGCCGTTTTTTGTTTCTGCTTATCTGAAAGGTTTCAAATACTGTAAAAATTGCGTCCTTGTCATGGACTGGGATGGCGCATTTTGCCCGTGTTGTGCGGGGCCCTTGCGCACAAAACCGCGTATCAAACAATCCCAATGGATCAAAGATGAGATGGGGGCCCGTTCTTATTGACCAACAAACCCGTCAAAACCGTCAACTGCGACAAATGCAATGATTTGCGCAAGTTCTCAGACATGTATCGCGTCTTTAACTTTCTGCTATGTGTCAGATGCTATTATGATATAGAGCATGTAACTTCTGAATGGATACGCAAGGGGGTTTAATGATGGCATCCCAGCAAACCCTTGATGACCGCATTGCCGACCTCGAGCGCCAGAAAAAAAACGCGCAAAGACGCTTATCATACAACCGGCAAAAAGAGCGCCGCTCTGATTTCCTGACTCACAACGCCCGCCTGGCCCGCAACCGATACCATGATGCTCGCGCCCAGGTCGTGACCATGCTGGGCGGCGTTTGCAAGACTTGCGGGGGATTATCCGATATCAACATACATCATAAGCGGGGCAACGGTGATGCATGCCGCAAGGCTCATGGCGGGGGCTATTCGCATCTAAGGTATCATCTCAAAAACAATTGCAAGGGGCTAGAGTTGCAATGCCGCTTATGCCACTTTGAGCAGCATGGGGGGCGCTGGTACTAGTGGCCCGTCAAATCGTATGCCCGAGATGCAAAAAGGTTGATCCAGATATAGAGGTGCTATTTGAGGGCGCTGTTATACGATGTCTCTCATGCAAGTCCCGCATCGAATCCAGTGTTTCAGCATATGCGGACGGGGATTACTGGATATTACGCCAGGGGGATGACAATGGTTGAGGGTATTCAGTCTATTCTCTGGAATCGGCGGGTTCGATCTGGCCGCCCGCAACCTGGGCCATACATTAACAGGGGCGTGCGAGATTGATGACCATGCAAGATCAGTATACGCTCGACAGTTTCCAGACATCCCGTTATACGAGGACGCCACAAAACTCGAGCCCTCGGACTTGCCAGAGATCGACTTGCTATGCGCGGGATTCCCGTGCCAGGCTTTCAGCGTTGCGGGCCGCAGACGGGGGTTTGATGATGCCCGAGGCACGATGTTTTTTGAGATCGCTAAAATCGCAAAAAAAAAGAGGTGTACTCTATTCCTTGAAAACGTCAGGGGATTGCTTGGACATGACAGCGGACGAACGTGGCAAACCATGCTTGCCATACTGGATGAGCTGCGGTATGATGTCCAATGGCAATGTATTAACAGCAAACACTGGATACCACAAAACCGAGACCGACTCTATGCTGTCGGACATCCTAGAGAGGGACCCCGACCCCAGATATTTCCTTTCTGCTCGGGCAATCCGGGCAATGAAAAATCATGCAGAGCGCCACAAAAGCAAGGGGAACGGATTCGGCGTCCATATTCTAGATGCATCGATGCCAATTATACCAAGGGCGGCGGGTCAAGAACCATGATACTGATGAGCCATCGCAACTCAAACATGAAAAACCGCATACAGGATCGGGCCAATACCTGGGCGCTGGATACCAGCGGCGCCCATCAGGCCGTTGTTGAGCCGGATGCCAATACATCGGGCCTAAGGATTGTTTCCAGGCATAAGTCTCAGGGCAGCCGAGTATATCACACATCCGGCAACGCCGTCACGCTTGCATCATGCGGGGGCGGGCATGGCGCCAAGACCGGACTCTATTCTGTCGATGACGGCATACGCCGCTTGACCCCTCTAGAGTGTGAGCGTCTGCAGGCCTTTCCTGATGATTGGACCAAGTACGGGCAAGACGGCGCCGTAATGAGCGATACGCAACGATACAAGATGATCGGCAACGCCGTTACCGTTTCAGTAATACAGGATATAATGGGGGCCCTCTGATGATGCTGGCCCAAATCATCCCAATCGACATCTATTATCGCGTCCACTGGCTAGAGCATGCATACCCGATATGGACCATCATAGGACTAGAGGACGAGCATGTCTAATATCATATGCGGGGATAACATCCGCATCATGGCGGGCATCCCAGATGATGCAATAGACCTAACCGTGACGAGCCCGCCTTATGACAATCTGAGGCAATACAAGGGCTATACGTTTGACTTTGATGCCATCGCATCCCAGTTATACCGCATAACCAAGCCTGGGGGCGTCATAGTCTGGGTTGTTGCCGATCAATCCAAGGACTGGGACGAGTCCGGCGAGTCTTTCAGGCAGGCCCTGGGTTTCAAGGATGCGGGCTTTAACTTGTTGCATACCATGATTTACCAGAGGCAACGGCGCCAAGTCGGAACGCCAGCGGGGGCATACTTTGACGATTTTGAGTATATGTTTATCCTGAGCAAGGGCAAGCCCAAGACGTACAATGTTATACGAGACGTGAAAAATGCCCAAGGGGGCAACGGGGCAAGGCATCATAGCCGCACGCCCGACGGCGTCCAACACTATACCAAGCATGTATCTATTGATGACATGGGCAAGAGGGGCCGCATCTGGTTTTACAATACCGGTTTGTATCACTCGTCTCATGACAAGATTGCCTTTAAGCATCCGGCGATATTCCCCGAGAGGCTTGCCGCTGACCATATCAAGACATGGTCCAACCCTGGGGATATGGTACTTGACCCATTTCTGGGCTCTGGCACAACGATAAAGATGGCCGAGCATCTGGATCGGGTCTCAATCGGCATTGACATCTCATACGAGTATTGCCTGATTGCAAGCCAGAGAACCAAGACCTCGCAAAAAAGACTTTTTTAGCATGCAACTAACCTAGAGCATGGCAACTAAGGCTAAGGGAACCATTGAGATTGAGGTTAAGGGGGATCGTTTCAAGAGTACGCTTACCGATTTCATATCCACATTAACAAAGTTTGAGGGGCAAGCCAAGAGCGCCGGAACCAGTCTGAAAACACTGGGGTCAAGCGCCCAGGGCGCCGTCTCTCGCATGAATACATTACATAGCGTCACATCAAGGGCATCTAACACGCTGGATGTAAACGCAAGACGCATGGCCAACCTCGGGCAACAGACCGTCCATATGGCTCAGAAAGCCCAGGGCGCCGTCTTGCCCGTAACCAAACTTGACACGGCCCTAAACAACACAAACAGATCGGCTATACAACTTGGCAACCAAGGCGCCGCTGGCGTAAACAAATTTAGCAATGCGGCCAATCAGGCGGGCAACTCGGCCCAGCGCATGGGCGGCCAGATGGGGCAGGCAACTCAGGCAACATCCAGGTTTAATGCTGGCACGATAGGGACAGCCGCCAGCATTGGGACCATGGGCGCCGGTCTGGTATCGCTAGAGGCGAGCATGAGCAACTATACAAAAGCGGCCCAGAAAGTCGACAAGGCCGAGCAAGGATTGCAAAAGACTCGAGACTTGTTGCAAACCAACTCTGTATCTTTGCAACGCGCCGAGCTCAGACTGGAAAAGATGTTAAAGTCCGGCAACAAAACACGCGAGGAGTTGGCGGCCGCTGAGGCTAACGTTTTGCTATACAAACAGAAAATAAAGACCGCAACAACGGAACTGACGGTTAAAGAGCAAGACCTTAACATTGCTCTAATGGACCAAGCGGATACTCATAAGACCATGGCCGCATCTATTGCAACAACACTGTTAGGCACATTGTCGGCGGCCGCATCCATGATTCAGGCTAAGACCGCATCAAGCATCAAGGATACAATGGCAACCAATCAAAATACGGCCACAACCAAGAAAAACTCACTTGCCGTACTTGCCAATTCCAGAGTCCTTAAGATGTTGGGCATCGACCTCAAGGGCGCCAGCAAGCACTTTTCAGCGGCATCGAGCAGCATGAAAGGCTTTTCATTTTCACTCACGGGCGCCCGCGCCGGATTATCGGGCGTGGCGTCCGGATTCAAGGGGCTTTATGCGGCCATGGGCCCCGTCGGTCTGGCAATCCTGGCCGCAACGGCAATCTGGCAGGCATGGGAAAACAACGCGTTAGGGTTTCGAGATGCGATCCACTGGGTAATAGATGAGCTGCAAAAACTCTGGGAATCCCTCAAGGGGCTATTGCCAATATTTGGCATGATCGAGAACGGTCTAAAGTCAATAGGCATCAATCTGGGCGAGTCAGTCGATCAATGGCAAGAGGCCGACAAGGCGATTTATCAAGCGGACGAGACAATGCAACATGCGGATGCAACGGTTAACACGTTATCGGGGGATATGGCCCAGGCAACCGACACAATACAGATGACCGAGGGGGCGGCCGTAAACCTCGATGCATCGATGGGGGCGTTTGGAGAGACAGTTGATACGGTTGCGGGCAAGATACAGGGCCTTACTCATACCATGTCTGCAGACATGGCCATGATGCAGGCCCATACCAATGCAACGGGCGCGGGCCAGGCATCTCTCGAGGAGTTTGGGGCCAAAATGAGAGAGGCGGCCAAGGATGCCAAGGATCATGAGAGGGATTTGGCCGACAATAAGCATATGGTCTTACAGTGGGCCAATGCTTACAAGGATTCAATGACGGCAGGATCAGAGGCTAGTAATCTGTTTGTCGATGAGACCCGCTCAGACTTGCAAACCTTGACCGATAACATAACAAAGTATGGCGGGGATGCCAGGGCCGTACTCGAGCAAAACGGCATCGACTGGCAAAACTTGGGCATTACCATCGGCACATCGATGGTAGGCGCCGGACAATCGGTCTCAACATTTGCCACAAATACCGAGGCGGGCATGGGCAAGGTAAGGAATAGCATGGCCTCAACCAAGGCATCGGCCATACAACTTATGCATATGATGGACCAACTCTCAAAAAAAAAGCATAATGTCTTAAATGATCTTTCCAACATAAACGATGCATCCCAGATGACGCAAGCCCAGATCGAGGCCGTCACTAATGCGTATAACAACATGAAACAAAACGAGTTCTTGCTTGAAAGGGGCTTGCCGCCCCAGGGTAAGTTTTATGCTGATGAGGCAATGGGATCGGTCTATGTAATGGGCGACGGCGAGACGGCATTAAATCCGGATGGTTCCATTAATTATGAGAAATTACAGCGCATGGGGAATATATCGGCCCGCAACCTGGCGAAAATAAAAGAGCAATCAAGGTCATTATACAATAATGCGGCCAACCAATACTTGGCGCAACTTGGCTTAGTGACGGCGCAAGACGGCGGTAAATATCATAGCTCAGTGGGATCAAAAGAGGACTTGGCAACCGTATCACAAATGGCACAAACTAACAACTATGCAAATCCAAACAACCCAACCCAGGGCGTAGACTATGGTACGGATTATTCAACCGCGCAAGGCGGCAATACCCCTAGCGGCAACTGGCAATATGGCTCTGATTCAAAGCGCGGCGTTGAGCATAGAAACCAAAGAGATCATGAGAGGCAAAAACAAATAGAGGCTGAAATCGAAAAGACAAAACCAAAGGCGCGCGAACTTGGAGTTGTAAACCCTGACTTGGCAAACCCGCCCAAATGGTCAGCATATGGATCATATTCGCCTGGCAGGCATGCGCCGGCGGTGGCGGACTGGTCAAAAAAAGTATTTGCAATACATGCCGCATACACAAAACTTGAAAAGGACATAGGACGCAACTTAAAGACGGCCACATATTCATTTAAAGAAAAACAAATGTTTTCAAAGCCTGGCGCATCCTGGAGTAGAATAGTTGCCAAAACCGTAAAGGCCTTTTCGCCCGACGCAATAGCTGAGGCACGCCAAGAATTACAAACCCGTGAGTTTGGAAATGCAGATCAGTTTGCTGCAATATCTCAGGCAGTGAATAGTTTAACCCAGGCAACCAGCAGCGCCAGTAACTTGCAAAAACAAATAGGCAGTATAAACACACAATTCGGTACGGATTATAAAATAGGTGATTTTTACCGCTCATTTACAACGTCAGGCGCGCGCCGGTACAGACTGGACATAGACAAGGAGAGCAAAAAATATGAGATACTGTTTGCATCAATACTAAACGAGCAAAGGCAGGCACAACTTAAAGAAATGAATGAGGCCCTTGCAAGGCAATTAGCGGCGCAAGAGGCAAAAGACAAACAAGAGCGCGCGCAGGCTCAATACCAATCCGAGATGAAATCGTACAACCAGGACATGGCATTATACAACATGATCAAACAGATGTTTCCTGGCATGACGCCCTCATGGACGCCCACTAGGCCAACCATGCAGGCCGCTGATCCGCGCATGGGCTTTTACAACTGGCTAGATGCGCGCGGTTTTGCCAATGCGGATGCGGCGGGCGTCGATGCCGCATTGCGCAACGATCCCTCGATATTCAATAACGAGTTCGTGAGGGGCGAGTTCGGGACCCATGCCGAGTTTGCCCAGAGGTATGACCAGCGCCAGACAATAGAGGTGTTTCAAAAGTAATGCCCTTGCCCGCCGATTACAGTTTTAACGGCCTGGCGCCCAAGATACTAATCTTTGACGAGACTCTGAAATTGCGATATACGTATGAGCATCCCAACATATCCGATGCATTCGTACAAGACTTTGTCTTGCTCGAGTGGGAAATGCAAGCAGGCATAAACAGCAATGCGGGCTCTTGCGCCATTACCATAGAGGATCATAACAACGACCTTACAGCGCAAGATGGCTCTCTATTGATACGCACGGGTTGGCACATACAGATACTGCTCGGCAAGGATGCAAGCGGGCTAGAGCCCTGGTTTTTTGGCATCATCAACGAGCCCGTGCTTGAGCGCCCTGGATATGCCCAGCAATTGATCAAACTGTCAGCATACGGTTACTCGCACAGTCTGTCAAGCCGGTATGTATCCATCACGCATGAGCAAGAGCGCGATCCGGTTACCAACCGGCTAGTCGATGCGGATGACTCGGCCAACATATCCGAGTTGGTCAAACTTGTATTTGATGATGACTCGATGCTTATCCCGCCCGCTGATCCCAACCTAACAATCAATGGCATTGAGACCAGCGCCATCAAATTACCATATCTGAATAAGCAAAACCAGTCCCAGGGCATCGTCATAAGCGAGTTGGCAAATGTTGTTAATGCAATCTATGGCGTAAGCCCCGAGCGTGACTTTTTCTTTCATTCAAGTGACAAGCACTCGGGATTTCTCATAACTAATGACCTTGATGATGACACGCCAGACGGCAACAAACTCATGATTATACGCAACCGGCCCTATACATACAAGGATACAGTAGTACGCAAGGCATACACTAGTTTGATCGGTGTGGATGTGACAGAATTCTATGATCTGATGACAGACGGGGGCGGCACGCAGACTCAAAACCTAACAGAGCATCATTGGATTGGCTATTCATTGCCATACAAGGGGCTAATAGATGGCTCTCTCGAGATATTGATGCAGGATGCCGGCGCCCTCGGCCATCGGGATGTGCCTTATTTCCTGTATGAGGGATCGGGCTCTCTGGTTGACGGCGTATACTTTGATGACTTGCCCCGCGTGTATGAGGGAATATTGAGCAAGGAACAATTGGATGACTTGTCCGCAACGCCGTCATTTGTAAGAATACCAATAAGGGCCGAGCCCACAAACAAGGAAAGGCGCATCTTGTACATGCGGGGCGCAATATCCGGCAGTCAGGACAATGACGGCGTCCAAATACTGGAAAGAATAGATAGCGGCGTCCGCAATAAATTTGATGTGAACTTAAAAACCTCGGCACATAATGCGGGACAGATCAACGCTAGCCAGAGCAGCGATGTAACAGGCGAGGAGGGCACGGGGCGCATAAGATACCGAGAGGATCGCCAGACACTGGTCAAGGCTCAAAACCTTGAGTTGGCCTCGAGGTTTGTGGCGCCCAAGGAACAAATACAGTATTTGCCCGACATCCCGCCCACTGATACGGCCGCCGCAATCTTTGAGGGTTTATTACAACAGGCGGGCCGGGCAAGGCGCATATACCAAATCCCCGCATCGGTCCCAAACACGCGCCCGCCCCTGGGCCAGCAGATAAGACTTATTGACAAGTTTAACAACATCGATGTGAACCCATTGTTAATCAATTACTCTTTGCAATCAACCAAACGGCAACAACTGATATGCATTACTATGAATATGGAATGTGAGTTATACCTATGAGTACCAATAGTGAGGACGCACATATGCCATCATGGGCCCAGGGGGCAGAGCGTACGCTTGCCATCCTGGACTTGGAACAACAGCAGCGCCGTAAGATAGAGCATGGGCATGAGTTAGATGTATTGCTGGCGCCCCATCACTTGGAGATCGCTGATGCATGGGTTGCCAGGCTAGACTTTACGAATCATCCCCCGACAGCAATCCCGCCCTGGGAAGGCATTGAGCGCATAAGGCGCGGGCAAGGCATCTATGTTATACCATTGCGCGTCCAAGACTCTGATCCTCATGACTCGCATGTATGGCGCCTTATCTCTGGCGGCGATGCATTTGCGTCAGTATCCGGCGCCGAGCTCAGACTGGATACAGACCATAGTACGGCGCGTAATGGCCGGTATAACGTGGTTGTCGAGGTTGAGGACTTGGGCGGGGTTGACGGTGAGACTGATCGCATGGAGATAAGGTTTAGATTGGTTGTCCCAAACAGGGCGCCCGTAATAGATGCCCAGACTGATGAGACAATATATAGCCGCGAGACATGGACGCATACGGTTGCAGCAACTGACCGCGATGGCGATACTCTGACATATGGCATATCAGTCACGCCCGAGCCCGAGACGAGCAAGATAAACTTCAATGATCAAACAGGCGTGATCACTTGGAAACCCAACAAAAAGGACGAGGGCAAGACCTTTAGTTTTACCTATTCAGTCAAGGACGGCCATGGCGGTACGGATGATACCATACATGATGTGACAGTTGCGCCAAAGCCCGTAAGCGCGCCCGACATACGGACTGACAATCCGACGCTAGTGGCAAGGCGCGAAGGTACGCGATACCGGCAAACATTCACGGCCGTTGACAGTGATACAACCATAACAGCATTGCGATGGTCAAAAGTGTCAGGCCCTGGTACATTGAGTGGCACAACCCAGCGCATAGTACAGGGCAAGCGCTGGGCAAGCGCGATTTTTACATGGACGGCCCCTCAAGTTAATGATGATACCGACTATACCGTTAAACTCAGAGTGACGGCAACGGGGGGCAATCCGGCGGGCGACTCGGCAACAATAGAATTCGTATTAAGATCGAACCATAACGAGGAGCCTGTATTGACGGCAATAGGTGATTTCTCAGTACAACGGGGCAAGGTAAAAGAGGTATCAATATCCGCAACTGATGCGGAAAATAACGCGCGCGAATTTTACGAGGACACAGGCCCCGCATGGGCAACCGTATCCACTGATACGGCCCAGGGCGCGGATGCTACAAACAGTAAAAACACTGGCAAGATTACCGCATCCCCATCACTTACAACGCCCCTGGGCCCGACGCCTGTAATCGTTGGCGTAAGGGAATCAGCGCATCCAACAACCCACAAGGATACAGAGGAGTTATCTATAACCGTAACCCGCGCAGACACGCCGCCCACATTTACAAAAGAGCCTGCCGATTACGAGGAGACAGACAAGGCAAACATAGGAAAAACTAGGGAAGGCCATTTTCAGGTCGATGATCCGGATTTGACCAATAATGATCCTGCACTTACTGTAAATGTAATGACGTTTAAAGTAAAATCAGGCGATGCTACAATCAGACTGCAGGGACGGGGGCAACTCGGCATATATGAGGCGTTTGTGAATGCCAAAATTCCAAACCCTGGCGAAAACAACCCTATTGTAATGACGGTAATAGCGCATGGCGGAGACCCGGCCAATGAGGAGACAGACTCTAAAACCTGGAATGTATCAACCGCTGATATTGATCTGTCGCCGAATATTACTCCAGTGGCGCAAAGACAGCCTGGCACTTATCAAAATACGGGGGCAGGCCCCATGCTTTATTTCACAATAACAGCGGCCAAACATGATGGTACGGTAATTCCAGCAAAAGACATAACCGTCACACAAAATGTTTCGACCTTTATCCATCCACTCGTTGCAATAGATACTCAATCCCCGCAATTCATGACCGCGGATAAACTACAACCAAGGTTCAAAAACGATGCGCGTTTATTAAATAAATGGGTTGTCGGACTATTGGCATCCCTGTCGCCTAATACAAATTTTACCGGCATGATAACTGTTAATTTTAAATACACAGATACGGTATATGGCAAGGCCCATACTGCCAGTGTGGACTTGACATGGACGTTTACATAGGCAAAACAGATAAACCCCGCGCATCCATCATGACATCATGGTTCTAACAAGAGACGGCATAAATGTAATAGCGGCCCGCGCCACTGGCGACAACGGGGGCAAATACTTTACCCATGTCGCAATCGGTACGGGCTCAAGAAAAGAGACCAGAGGCGATCAGGCACTGGCGAGCGAGATTGCAACCTCATCAGGGGCCCGCCTGGTCATAGTGGATAACGGCTCGGTTGCGACGTTTGGAACTCAGTTTAGGGTCCAAGCCAGACTCTCACGCGGATTATTCCCAGGCACTAACACGATTACGATAAGAGAGGTTGGCATCTTTGACAGCGATACGGGGGGCAAACTACTTGCACGCGTCACATTGCCAAACCCTGTATCTTTGACCATAGGCAGCACAACCATCATAACCATGACTGTCGACATCACGCCAAAATAGTCGTATAACAACCTTAATAAGCACATACATACTAGGCACAGCATGTCAGCAATGCAAACTCAGGGTATGTATCTAACCATAGCCTGCGACCGTTGCGGCGTCGAGTGTGATGAATTTTACACGGATGCCGAGCATGAGGTTGGCGACTCGTATAACGAGGCCGACTCTTGCGCTAACTGCGTGTCTAACGGGGATCGATCCCTAGCGACCTATACCATCATCGGGATACGCAAATAACCTTTTTACCCTCTCTTTTTTTATGAAATGCGTGAACATAAAGCATGTCCCGTTATACGACTTGAAACTGGATGAGAACAACCCAAACAAGATGAACAAGAGGCAGCGGGGGATGCTCAAGGCTAGCCTCATGCAGTATGGATTTGTCCAACCGCTAGTCATAGACGGGGATAACGTATGCATCAACGGCAACCAGAAACTGGAATTATGCCAGACTGATGACGATCTAAAAGCCAAGCATCCCAAAGTACCATGCGTCATCATGTCGGAACTAACAGAGCAAGAGCGTTTGATGCTTCAGCAAGCCCTCAACAAGATACATGGCGAGCATGACCGAGGCAAGGATGCTGAGATATTCGACAAACTCATAGGGGATGGCGCCGGCGATACGCTAAGCAAACTCTTAGGCACAAAAGAGGACAGTCTTGTCAAGCGCATAGAGAAAGAAAAGCAATTCCAGATTGGCGCCCCAACTCCGCAAAAGAGGGAATCAAGATGCAAGCCAGGCGATACATGGCAACTGGGCCCGCATATGCTGTATTGCGGCGATTACCAGGATGATCACGGATTGACCAAGGAAAAGATACATCTCTTGTTTGCTGACCCGCCTTATGGGATCGATGTGGTTGATGGCAAGGGGGATAACAAGGGCGTGGTTGGCTCGAGCAAGGGCGGGCATGCAACACGGTCTAACCGGTATAAGCCAGTAAAGGGGGATGATGCGCCCTTTAACCCTGAGAGCATCTTAGCGCTCAAGTTGCCAACCATATTGTGGGGTGGCAATGTATATCATGATAAACTGCCTGCGGGCGGGCAATGGTTCGCATGGGTAAAGAAACCGGTTGACAATTTCAGGGATATGGATACTAGCGATGTGGAGTTAGCATGGTCAAACATCAAGGGGAAAGGCGTAAGGGGCTATTACCATTTGTGGTACGGCATGATCAAGGGCGGCAAGCCCATCAAAAGGGACCATCCCAATCAAAAGCCAGTTGAGATGCTTACCGAGATTATAATAGACCGGACCAAGCCTGGCGAGGTCATCTATGACCCTTTCTTGGGGTCTGGTTCGACTCTTTTAGCCGCGCACGCCTCAGGGCGCATCTGTCTTGGTTGTGAGATTGACCTTGAGTATTGCGATGTTATCGTTTCTCGGTTTGAGTCGAGCGCCGGCTTAAAGGCACAGCGTATTTCAGGCGCCAAGGACTAGAAACGCGCCCGAATAGGCACACATTATGAACAATTAGAGTTTATATATGGACGTCCATGCATAACAAGTGTGTATTTTCTAGCCACGCATCCGGACAATCCCGAGGGGTCTTTAAATGGCATCTGTTAGCCAGGCCGAGCGCATGGAAAGACTCAAGGCAATACGGCGTTTAATCACGCATTACGTGACTGATTCCCCCACTCAGATACAGAGATTGCTTGAGGACGAACTTGCAATTAAAATGAGCAAGCAAACTGTTTCAAAATACATCAAGGCATTACAAGATGATACATATGATATGTTTGGGCGTTTGGCCAAACAGGGCTATGCTGACATGTCCCATCAGGAACTAATCGACCTTAACAGACAGATTGCCCTCAACCTTGCCAAATCCGAGGAGGCAAAAAAGGGGCATGAACTGGCCAACTTGCAACACGCCTTTAAGGCCCTGTTAGAGAGGCGCCAAGTAGTTGTTGAGGACATGGTAATATACCCAAGACTAGCAGGTAAAATGAAACGGCATGCCGAGATCAAAGAGCCCGCTAACCAGGGCCCACAAACTAAGGGATTGGCTCGACAGGGACGACCTATTGCATCCATCCCAGCAAACGGGCAATGAGACAACGTTAGGCTTTGTTGAGTTTGCTAGCAACCATCTGATGGTTGATAACGAGCCTTTCTCTTTTGAGGCGCGTGAGTGGTTATACGAGATCATAGAGCAATGCAACAAACCGGATGACAAGACACTGGTACTAAAATCGAGGCAAGTGGGCGCCTCAACCCTGATATCGGCATTGATTATCTGGCGCGCCCTGAAATACCCAGGATGCGCCCAGATGTACGTATGTGATACTCAAGACCATATGCATGATTTCTCAGTTGATAAACTGCTGCCTATGATTGAATCAAGTGGGGATGTGGTCAAGATGTCAGAAAACAAGAAAACTCGCATTAGACGTTATTACTTTGCAAATGGCTCTAGAGTTTTGATTATGTCAGCGCATGGGCAATTCAAACAGACCCGAGGGCCTAAGATTGACTTTCTATATGTGGATGAGGCCCAATCGGTTGAGATCGACCATATGCCAGTTGCCGAGGCAGCATTAACCACATCCAAACATAAGAATACGCTAGTTGCTGGCACAGGGGGCGATGACGGGGATGCATGGTGGCGGGAATGGAACCAGTCCACTTGCGCCGAGTGGGAATCTAACAGGCGCTGGGTTGACTCGGTCCCTGATGCAATCATCAAGGGATATCGCATCCAGCCCCGCATGAACCCCGCATGGACCCAGGCAATGGATGACCGGTATCGTAAGACATGGACCCCTTACCGGTATCAAACTGAATGGTTGGCCGAGTTTGCGACTGGGCATGCTTTACCTTTCCCCCATAGTCTTATCATACAATCATACTATGAGGGGGCAATTGTATTACCGCATGAAATAGACCGAGACGCCGGCCCAGTGTATTGCTCAATAGACCTAGCCATAGGGGGCGATGCATATACCGTGCCAGTTGTTGCCCAGCATACAACATCAGATAACTTGTTACGCGTGTTATACGTTGGCGCATACAATGACTCCAAGACAACCATCCTGAGGCAAAAACTGGGCCAAGTCTTTGACGATTACAAACCCGATGAGATTATCATGGATGCGGGCGGCAACCCTGGCTTGACCGAGGTATTGCTAGAGTCGTATAACATACAACGGTATTACATGCTTGGAACTCAAAAGGATGCAATCAAGTATAGCCAGCATGATGCAAGCGGCGAGGTACAGGATGCAGATACAATCAGTAAGCCCGATTTCATAGAAAAGGTAAAACAGCGATTCGAGTTAAAGGGATATCGCATCCCCTTGAATCAAGATACAGAGTGGACCATCAAACATCTGTTAGCCGAGAGGTCAGAGACGGTTACGCCCAAGGGCGGCATCGGGCGCCCCCGCTATTCAAACAAACAAGGCGAGCCTGACGATTTCCTTATGGCTCTAACCTTTCTCGAGGCCCATCTGTTTAGCAAGTCAGATGAGAATAACCCGCATGTATTCGAGGGGTATGTTTCAGACCCAATCTAACTTATTTGCCCCCGCTGGGCGAAAACAACCCATAAGGCAACTCTATTATGTTATAAGGCAACATATCAGGCATGGGCATCTTTGACATGTTTAAGCGCAAAGATCATGGCTATGCATCCAGTATATCAGACCTTGACACAATAGAGGATCAGGGCGCCATATTTGGCAACTCTTACTTGAATCAGCAAGAGGGCATCAATGATACATGGATAACGCCAGAGATACCAATGGCAACCCTGTATAGATATTACAAGACCGCTTACTTGCTCAACTCAACCGTCAACACACATACCGAGCATAGTGTTGGCAACTCATTTCATATCACGGCTAACACTGATACCGCAAAAGGGAAAGAGGCTTTTGAGTTAATCAACAAGTTTGCGTATGAAATCAACTTAGAGAAACTCAACCGGCAAATTGCAATAGATATGTGGATTGCTGGCAATTGCTTTATGACGCCCCTAGAACTTGAAAAGGGGGATAAAAAGGAGTTGCTCATCAAGGGCGCCGAGGTATTGCCCCTCTCGTCATTTGTTGCTGCATACAGGGATAGGGATGGCAATATCTCAAAGTGGCGCCGATACAGTGATCAACACGCGCCCGATGATGATCGTAATTCAGTCATGGCCGATGACATCTTACAATTCTCTCGCAACAATGAGAACGGCTCGCCCTGGGGCAATGGCGTCGGTCAAGTGGTATGCCGGCGCGGGGTTGGATATAACAATACGAGCAAAAAGCGTGTTATACGGCCCGCCCTGGTTGAGGTCTGGGAAATGCTAGATGACGTATTGCCCAAGCAAGTGTACGGGGGCTTGCCCAAGTTCTTTGGCTCTGGCAAGGGCGCCAGCAAGCAAGTCATGGACCAACTGGGACAGAAACTTGCCAAGGCAAACCCCTTGCAGACGGTCATGACCAATGCGGATATCAAGATTGAATCTCTTATGCTGGATACAAAGAATAGATTCAATGACGCTTTAATGCGAATACAAAACGCAAGCATACTGGCTTTACAGAATCCAATGATCCAACTATGGACTAGCATGTCATTTACTTATGCCTCATCAAAAGAGGCAATGGAGGCCATGATGCCTTTAATCAAGGGATACGAGCGGGACCACAAACGGTTTATCGAGCAATATCTGTTTAGGCCCGTCATAGAGTATTACATGGATGAGAAAGCATGGGATAAAGTAAACATAGAGTTGCATTGGGGAGAGCCCGACAATCTGGAACTAGACAGCATAGAGACCGTCACGCGTATAGCCAGTTATCCAATCATGCGGGGGCGCCTTAACCCAGATGATATCATCAACATGCTCAAGGAATCGGGTATAGAGGTTAGTCCGGTTGAGCAAGAGGAGAAACAAGAGCCCCCGTCCAAACTAGACCCCGTTGAGGACCCTGATAACCCAGAGCAGGATGACATCGTAAAGCATCTAGAGGACGCCCGCAAGACCCAGAAGCATGCCCAGAGTCGCAAGATACAGGATGCCATCGAGCAACAACGTCTAGAGGCATTGCGCCGCTTTAACCAGCATTACAAAGAGGCGATAGATGATGACGGTTAGGTTCACATACCAGGGCAAACTGATTGAGAAAGGCACTGTAATTACCTATGAGATTGCTGAATCATCCAAGGGCAAACTAACCATAGGCATACACAATGATACCCCTTACGAACTTACGGACATAGGGTTTACAGCAGCATACCCTCAAGAGCAAGTTGAGTTACCGGATAAGATACCCTCTGGCAAATCTGGGTTTCTTACCTTGCATCTGTCTGGCAAGGTCTTGTTTAACATACAGGATTTGCCCGAGCAACTGCACAATACCATACGGTACAAGATGCGCCGGCATCTGGGCGGCAAGCCCTAAACCATATATGCGAGTACCTTGAGTTGAGGGTATGGCGATTAACATCCCTGATTTGATTGCCGAGATATACACGTATGAATCTCAAGCCAAATGGCCCCCTAACAAGCGCATGTTTCAAAAGGCGCTGGTTACGCTAGGCGAACCGGACAAGTGGGGCGTTGGCATAATGACCTCATCCGATGCATGGGCCAAGCGAGCAAAAGAAAACAGGCAGCGGGGTAAAGAAAAATGGAAACGCATTGCTGAGGGCCTTGAGCAAATTGGGGCGGCAAAAAAAGAGATTGCCAAGACCAAGAAACCAAATACAGACTATGCATATGGCGAGACCGTGAAAGCAAACGCCCTTGAGGATCACATTACGTTTGGCCCAGAGGACATTACGGCCTTGCAAGAGGGTAAGACCAAGTTCAAGACCTATGGCGGCATTGAACTTGACATGTCGGTATTTATTCCATATTTCAAACAGGATGCAAACTCGCCCCGTACTAAATCAACATACGAGAGGGAAAATGCAAACCTCAGAAAGACCATTGCGCAAAAGGACCGAGAGATTAACGGCTTGCTTGCCCAGGCCGCGGGCGAGTATTGCCCAGAGTGTGCGAATACACGTAACCGGTATGAGACCATGATCCAGCAACAGGCATCAACAATAACACAACTAGAGGCAAAAAGAGACATGCTGCAAAAAAAGGTCAATGATTTGGTTGCCAGTTTCCAAGAGGTGCGATCTCAAAACTCGCCAGCAGGCAAGACCGCGGGGCAAATACAGAAACTCAAAGACCAGTTGAGCATTGCCCTCAACAATTACGACAATGCAAAAAATGAGATTGACCGTCTTATTGCTGAAAACATAGAATTACGCAATGACATAACCGAGTTGGAAAGCCAAGACGTCACAGAGACCGAGGCAGAAAACCATCGCTTGCGCGAGACAGTACACGAACTCAAAAACAAGTTGGCGGGCAAGGGCTCGATAAGTTTCCAGGATGCAATAGCGGGCCTGGCATCTGGGCGCGTGTTAGAGCCTCATATTGGGACCATGCCCAAACTCACAAAACAAGACGTAAGCGATTTGAAATTATTCATTAATGCCTGGGAACAGGCCCTAGGGCTCTTGCCCCGTGACTATGTGTATGGCATGAAAAACAAAGAGTCAAAGATTGTCAAGCGGTATAACATCAAGATTGATGACTATGGCACGCCCTCTTGCAAGGACATCAATACTCTCAATCTGGCTTATGCCATACAATACATGGATGGCGCCACATCTCATGCTTATCAGGAAATACAGGCAGCATGTCGCATGGCCAAGATACTCTTAACAGGCGAGAGGTCATAACATGGCCGAGATGCGTAATTGCCTAACATGCAAGAGGCTTTTGCTTTTGAACGGTGAGGTATGTTGGCCATGCCGTATGCGATGGGCGAGAGGTGATAAGGAATAATGCCGATATACCGACATGAGCCAACCCGAGTATACGCCCATCAGTTAGATGCAAACGTAAAGGTAATGTCTAGCGAGGGTATGCTAGAGGGCAAGCCTGGCGATTACCTGGTAATTGGCATACAGGGCGAGCCCTGGATTGTCAAGGAATCAGTCTTTAAAGCATCATACCAATTAAGCGGGGATGAGAACTAATGCCCTTTACCGGCAAAACCATTGAATCAAGTGATTGGGGCTATATCCCGTTGACGATAATACTGGGCGCCTTTGTTGTTATTTGGGCATTGTGGGACGGCGGTACTTGATGACGACCCTCATGACAATCAAGCATCTGAAATGTGGCAAGCATGACATTGACGGGGCCGAACTAAACGGTGAACTCAAATTCTTTTGCAAGACATGCCGAGTTATCTTTAAGCCCCACACTGACAAAATGGCATATCAAAAAGTAGAACTCACAAAAGGCCGAGTTGTTGTTGAGGGGGCAAAAGAATAATGGCCAAGAAATGCCATCTTTGCACGCGTGAAATGTTGCCTAATCAGATACGTAAGATAACATTGCATGCCCCTTTCTACAAAAACAAATATCGGATATGCCCCGTATGCTATGACAAGACATTTGACCTTTTCAAGAGCATCATACAAGGGGCGAATAACCAATAATGCCCCATGCCAATTGCGCCCATTGCGGGAAACTAATAGAGTTTGATGAGTCATGCCAAGTGTCGTTTGCGGACAAGGGCGGCATGGAAAAGCCAGAGTACCGGTATCTATGCGCCGTTTGTGCGAATCATGTCAAGTGTTGCCTGGATAAGTGAGAGTCATGAGCCTCAAACTGCGTGATGGATATGGCGATCTAACCGATGGCGTTGTTGCCATAATTATAATCTCTATTGGGAGCATCATCGTAATCGGCGGCCTATACCTCTATGAGTGGCATGAGTCCGTAACTTGCGTCTCGGGCGAGACAACCCGTGCCATAGGCATGTCGGCATTTAACCGCGTCATGGATGAATACGATGTCATCTCATACGATGCATATCCGGATTACATCATCATAACATATGTTGAGACTTGCGGGGGCGTATGATGCCGGTCAATGCATTAATCTGTCGAGAGTGTGCCTGCCTAGAGGTTAAAGTAGTCTCAACGCCATACGAGGCGCCCGTTGTGAAATGCCCAGAGTGCAAGCATAGGGGCCCGCCAGCAATTGCCCCTTTCAAAAATAAAGAGGCTTTATTTTCATAACCTTTTTGTCCTTGCGAGGCCGTGATACATCATGCCAATCGATAACGTTGCAAGCGTGTTGGTCAAGACGCCCCAAGTACCGGCGGGCGTAAACCGGACAGTTGCAAGATGGCACGGGGATGTCACTCTAACCAATCTCAAATCTGCGGCCCTAGTAAACAACCAGGGTTTGACGCAAGTAGACGGCTATTTGCGCCTTGATAACCATATCTACATTGATGATGGTTGTAATCTGAGGTTTGCCAATGTCTCGTTTAACCTCAGAGACTTTGTAATTTACATACATCCCGATGCATCCCCGCTCTGGCTTGATTGCCTGCTCTGGTCTGGAGATCGGCGTGATGGCCCAAACGTTACCATATTCCCAGAGTGGGGCCGCTATAATGCTGACGGGGGCGGCATACTTGGCACGCAGGTCGGGGCAAACAGCAAGGACCGCATGCATGTATTTGTCGGACTGATAAACAATGTGCAAATCCGGCAGGATGGAATCGGGCAAAACGACATGAACTATATGCCCTTTCTGTCAAGTGGCACATACAACAATGTCAAGGCGTTAAAGGTTGATGGAATGAATATGAACGGCAATACCGATGTCGTTAACCAACCCATCATAATGCATGATTGCGAATTTAGATCGACAGCAGCAAGAGGGGCAAGAGTCGGCCCGCTAAACAATGGCTCTATGATTTTAAACGATTGCATATTTGGCCGCGTGGGCCGTGATGCCAACGGTAATTATCTTGACACGACTGGCGGCGGCTCGGACTGGATGTGGGATACAACATCAGCGGGCGTGACACGCGTGCCACATCATATCTATTTTTGTGGCAAGACAAAAACCCGCTGGTCGGCAAACTGGGAACGGACAGAGGCCGCTGATAATAAATTGCAATCACATCAGGGCGGGCTTAGGTATTACCAAGTATACAAGGGCGGCGTGGTATTTGGCGGCGCCCGAGCCCGCCTCTATTCTGAATTGGACAATGGCGTGACGCAAGTAACCGCACATCGCAAATCCCAGATTACTCTAGGCAATAATGAGATGCTGGAATTGCCCACATCCGCAATGGGCGCGGATGGCAAGTTCTCAGTTATGACAGTCGCAAAAACAAGATTAAACGAACTCAACTCTTGGAATACCCACACACAAACAAACCACATCTTACGCGTAAGGGAAAGGGGAATAATATTCCAGGATATAGTCATACAAGACCCAACCGTATCAATCGGGCGCCCTGATAACCCCGTTCCATTTGTGGTCCAACCGGACCCGCACTTTGACACGGCCCAGCAAACCGTCACAATAGGACAGATTGATGCCCGCGTTGCGCTTAATTTCTCAAACAAGACGATAATCATACAGGATAACACATCCCTAAGCGTCGGGCAACTATACTCATATCTCAAAGCCTTGCATTCAGACTTTGTTTATTTTGAGCATCATATGGACCAGCACTTTGATGGCACAACCCTATGGCTAGAGGACTGGAATCTGGCAATAGGTGATAATTGCTCGTTGACCACGATAAACGGGACGCGTATAGTTTCTGTCATGGGTACAATAACGCATGGCTCGACTTTCCATAATGCGGGCGTCGAACTCATTGATGTTAACGGCGTGTCGGTATTTGTCGGCTCGCCGGCGCCTGGGGCAAGGGCAATCATCAAGTATGGCACACATAATCCCATCTATGCGGATGTCGAGGACGACCCAGACGATGCCACAAAAAACCCCTGGTCTAGCCTAATCCCCCTCAACACTGACGTGACGGTTGTCATCAAGGCCCCAGGATACTCATACGAGCGCTATACTTTCAATACGGGGAATCAGACCCGCCTCGATGCAAGGCTGCCTAGAGAGCCCACAATAGACTTGTCGGTATCGTTTACTGATGCCGAGAGGGATGCTATGGCATTTCAAAACCGGACCACTGGCAATACTGATAACAGCAAGGACTTAGAGGACGGATGGCTCGAGATACAACTGACGGGCGCGGTACAACTCAGAGACCAGTTGAAAAAGTCAAGGCGTATCTTTGACTGGCATATGTCGCAAAATAGCGGCTTGCTATTCCTATTGAATTATGTATCTGAGATATCAGGTGATCCCCTCAATGGCAAGGCGTTTGTATATGAGACAGATCGGACGCGTTGCGATTGCTCTAATACAGATTCAGAATCAAAGATAAGATGGATCAAATTTGTAAACACGCGCGCCGATGTCACATCACGCTGGGGCGATCCCATTTACCTGCCGACTGGCTCGGATGAGGCGGCCATATATGTAGCGCCCGCCACGCGCCGATCCGGTAAGGTCATCTTTGATAATGTCATACTCCAGGGCAGGGTTGGCGAGTTGGTTATTGCCGATTCAGCAATACGCCTGGCCGAGAACCCCGCATACACTGGGGCGCTCGCTAAGGCAAACTGGGATTATCTCGATACATCCACACTCTTAGATAACTCGTTTGGCAAGCGGATAAAGGACAATCTGGATGCCCGTGTTTCCCAAGTTGAGGGCGACGGCTCTGGCAATACCAACAACGACATGACAGACCTCGGCTATTTCAGAATAGGCAACCGTGTTATAGCGGGCGGCGGGCTTGCAAACCACATACTAGAGGCGGCGGGCACGGGCGTCCATCCGCATCAACTATTCTTAGTATCGCAGGATGCAAAACAATCAGGGCCATACTTTAATGCTGAATTGCTGATATACGACATATCTGGTACAGACGATGGCGCCCAATTTATCGGCGGGTCATTCCTTAATGCCAACGGGCTTGATGCCACAACCACATACAAGATTGATGCGGCGGCCATCGATGAGGACTATTTGTATTTGGCAATTCAAAACGCGACAGACTCTCAGAATACCATACATAGGATACCGCTTAACACTCTGGATGCAACCACATCATACGCATCAATGGACATAGGATTCAGGGCATCCGCAATGTGCATAAACGGTAATGACTTGGTTGTTGCCCGAGGCACCTCGGCCACAATAAGGCTATACGCCATACCCATAGCACTAGATGCGCCTGGGCCGCAAGTTGCCAACATATCCGATACGGACCATGAAAACCAGTATATGGGGATGGCAATAGTCGGCGAGGGAACTGACCGCGCAATAGCCCTATGCTCTGGCACTAGGCGCATGCTAGAGTTTGCGCTGGATTATACGTATGTGGACGCGACGGACTTGGGCTTTGACGCAATGGGCGCCATATGGTGGCAGGATCACATATGGACCGTACGCCGCAAGGATGCTGACAATTTCTACTTGCAACCGCTCACTCTGGATTATGCAGCAATCCGTCAAGAGTATCTTGCGAATCTGATACGGCAAAACCCTCAAAAGGTTTGGGACGAGCCTGGGCAGGCAGCAGGCCATGAGGCTAACACAATCGGCGCGGCAATATTCTCATTTCTTGAGGACTGGGCCCTGGAACGCGAGTCCGGCAATCTGACGGATGCCCGCCTTGCATTGCTGGCTAATTTGTCTAAATTGGATGCGATGATTTCAACATTGCCCGCCAGCGTATGGGCCGTCTCTGATACAAGCGCGAATCATACGGACAATTCAATCGGCAAATCCATCATATCAATGCTGGTCAATTTTGCCATGCTTAATGTCGAGGGCGGGGGCCTGGAATCATCAAAGTTAAACAAACTGACAAACCTGGATGTGCTGGTTTCAAGCCGCTTGGCAAGTACGGATTATACGACCCCGCCAACCGCATCGGCAATCAAGACGGAGCTCGAGGCAGACGGCTCGGACTTGGATACCATCCATAATGTTGTTGATAACATACATGATACGGCAAGAAAGATCGACGCCCAGACAGCGGCCGTTAATAATTACGGATGGGTTAGATTCCCATCCAACACTTACGCCACTGGGTATGTTAATCACAATGGCATCTTATCCCAGATACTGCAGGATGTGGATGCATCCAATCACGTCATAGGCAAGCGGATTCATACAGCAACGGGCCTGGGCATCGAGGATCATACGTATCATCCGATCACGCTGACCAACAAGACCATAATAGCGGTTGCCGATTCGCCTGATTCAACGTATTTTATCGTGAAAAATGACGATACAAATGCATACTTTGTTTATCAGCAAGACCACGGCGAAAATACCGAGCCAAACCGAGGGCCAATTGCCCAAGAGCCTCGGGCATTGGGATGGGGCCCGCATGGGTTGTATATCCTAGAGGTCATCTCAGGCAATCTAAATCTTAGATGGACGTATAACAGTACGTCGCAAGACTTTGATACTGGGATTACCGCAGGCGCTCATGCGGCCGCCCTTGCCATAATTGAAAATACGGCATATGTCTTGCACAATAACATACTGTATACGATAATGCTGGATGATGAGGCATCAAATACAACAATTGCATCAGAGACCCAGGCACTCACTGGCTCTAACCTTGTCGTTATGCATGATGTGTTATGGGTTTACGATGATGACAAACTGTATCCGCTTGACGGGGATAACGCCAAGATAAACACTGAGTGGGCCCTAACCCAGAGGACACGCATCGAGAATAATACCAATGACATTAAGGATGATACGGGCAAACTGAGGTATTCAGGGGCCGGGACGGTTGATGATCCTTACCTTGTCAATGCCCATGCAAGCGGCATAACCGCTGAGGACTTGACTGTCGACTTGAGTACCACAAACGCCAAGATTGATGCGGTCCAAACAACGGTTAACGCAATTCCAACCACATCATACACGACCACACTAACCAACATAGTTAACACTATTAACACAATCAGTACCAATGTTAACGCAATACCGACAGCCGCTAAATGGACATTGCAGGAAATATCCGACGCCGTAAGGGATTTGGCCGACTATGATGACGATGGCGGCACAGAAACATCACTTAAAGCGGTACTGGATGAGATTTTAACAGACTTGCATACCCTCGAGCAGCAATTGCTCTCTGATACTGTCGATTCAAATGATACCGTATTGAAACGCATCAAGGATGGCAAGACGATCCTCGACAAGTTCCGGTTTACCAGCAATGACGTTAAAGCCACGCTAGACGGCGAGAAAGTAGTTACGGATGATGCGTCTAGGCTTGCAAGCAAGGCCACTGGATTCGCCACGCCCACAAACGTGACGGATGCGAGGGATAACGTCAAGACGGCCATAACAGCGGCCCAGAATAGCATCAATACCAATGTGGATGCTAACGAGACCAAGATTGACGAGGTCAAGACGGTGGTTGATGCAATACCAACGACAGCGCCCGCAACGCCCGCAAACGTCACGGCCGCCAAGGATGCAATCATTACCGACATAACAGACGCTGAGAATACGATAACAGGGGCCATAACCACGGCTCATAGCAACACGGATGGCAAGATTGATACCGTTGATACAGTAGTTGATAAGATTGACGAGCGTACATCTAAACTTGTCTTTGAATCCGAGACCGCATCAGGGACTCAAGAGAAATTACATACGTATACGGATGTTGAGGTTGAATTGCCCGATGGAACCGATGTTAACATCAATCTCGACACGGTTGAGAATGGCATACTTGACATACAAAACCAGTTAAAGACTCAAGGGACGGATGAGGCGCCCACAATACTCGATAAACTCGTTGCCACTGGCGCCGATGTTGAATTTATCCGACAGATGCAAGAGGCCGACATTACAATCACTGGTACAGAGATCGTTTTCAAGGTATCAGGCTCTGATACTGTCTTGGCACGATGGTTAAGGCGCCCTGAGACAACCGATGCGGATTATTCAGGCGGGCGCGTGACGCCGGTTGAGTAATTCCATCGCAACCCTCGGTTATGGGCGTAAAAACAGCATTGCCGTCTCTGGATATGCCCAAATCCTAGAGAGGCGGGGAAAGCCCCGCAAAATGCCCCCCACTGGTTGGATATACTGGGATTTCTATACCCGATTCATAGTAAACCGATGGAACGCTGACAGATTTGGCGTACATTTTGACGTTTATATGGATAATG